CCTACAAACGGTTCAAGTCTGAACTGATTCTGGAGATGCAGGATACTGAGATTACCGCCGCCAACGCTGCAAGTCTATCCAACAAACTTTCCCAACTGGCAAACGGTGCGGTGTATGACGATACCGGAGCGGTGATTCCCATTCACAGCCGAAAGCTGGATGCACTGGAGGACTTGATAGAAGCCGCCAACGGCAAGCCCGTTCTGGTGGCGTATTGGTTCAAGCATGACCGAACAAGAATTGCGGAACGCCTGAAACGGTTACAGGTTTCCTATCAGGAAATCCAGTCCTCTGACAGTATTCGGAACTGGAATGCTAGAAGGCTGCAAGTCGGTCTGCTGCACCCTGCCGCTGCCGGACACGGATTGAATTTGCAGGCAGGCGGTTCTCACCTGATTTGGTTTGGACTGACCTGGAGTCTGGAGCTCTACCAGCAGACCAACGCCAGACTGTGGCGGCAGGGGCAGCAATCCGAAACGGTTGTCATTCAACATCTCATCACCAAAGGTACGATTGACGAACGTATCTTGAAAGCCCTGACCCAGAAAGAACAAACCCAGACCGCTTTGATGACTGCTGTGCGTGCTGAAATTGTGAGGGAGGAAAATGCATGAATCCAAAAGCATACATGGAAGAGGCAGAACGCCTCCGACACCGAATCTTTCGGAAAGAGCATGAGATCGATTGCATACGACAATCTGCTGAGGGTATGGGTGGAAAAGGTGGAGATTCCCCTAAAACAGTTTCTCCAGAACCACACAAGATGGAAATTGCTGTAGAAAAAATTTTGTCATTGGAAGAGGAAATCGAAGAAACCAAAATGGAACTTCAACATTTGATGCATGAAATGTGGAAACAGATTCAGAAGGTCGCAGATGCAGATGCCCGTGATCTTCTTACAAAACGGTATCTAGAGTTTAAGCCATGGAAAGTGGTGGCAAGTGAATTAGACTATAGCGTACAGCATATTTACTACCTCCACAATAAAGCACTTGAAAAGTTAAGAGTTCATCAGAGTTCATAAGACTTGATAAGAGCTTTATGGTATGCTATACTGTATCATAGCAAAGAATAAAACGAGAGCCGCCATGGAATCATCCGAGGCGGCTTTTTGTATCCGGAGGTGAACCTTATGCCGAAGAAATGTAAGAAGCCCTGCAAGCACCCCGGCTGTCCCAATCTGACAGACGGTTTGTACTGTGCAGAGCATCAGCCCCTGCACCCAGACCGACCGTCTGCCGCCAAGCGTGGCTACGGCAGCAGGTGGCAGAGGCTCAGCAAAGCGTACCTGCGCCGACATCCCTTGTGTGTGCGGTGCAAAGCACATGGACGGTTCACGGCAGCGACCGTGGTCGACCATATCATTCCTCACCGTGGTGATCCGCATCTGATGTGGGACGAGAGCAACTGGCAGGCTCTTTGCAAGTCCTGCCACGACCGCAAGACATGGATGGAAGACCGAAATCCCGTCTATCGGTATTGATTGTGTCTGAAATGCTGCCGGTGGGGGGATAAAAATCGCTAATTGTGAATTTTTTACAGACCGGCGTTCCCTCTCATGCACAAAAACCAAGGTTCAAACGGGGGATTAACCCCGAAAATATGCAAACAAGCCGAAACTTACGCAGTTTCGGCTATTTTTCTCTCAAAAGGCAGGTGAAATCAGATGGCAAAGGACGGCACAAGAAGGGGCGGCAGACGAGTTCGTGCAGGCGATAAGCCGAAAGCCCTCTCCGACAAGATTGCAGAGGGCAAGGATGCAGATATTATGGAGTTTCATGCTCCGGAATTGGACGCAGCTGATCTGGACGATGCCGCTGATTTGACCGGTGCGGATATGCCAAGCCCCAGTGCATACTTGTCTGCCCAGCAGAAGAACGGAAAACCGCTGGGAGCAGACATTGTGTACAAAGAAACATGGCTCTGGCTGAAACAGCGTGGCTGTGAAAAGCACGTCAACAAACGGCTGCTGGAAAGCTACTCACAGGCATTCGCCCGATTTGTACAGTGTGAAGAAGCCCTCAGTACCTATGGACTGCTGGGAAAGCACCCGACCACCGGCGGCGTTATTGCTTCCCCGTTTGTGCAGATGAGCCAGACATTTCAGAAACAGGCAAATTTGCTCTGGTATGAGATTTTCGATATTGTGAAACAGAACTGCACGACCAAATTTGACGGCACACCGCAGGATGATTTGATGGAACAGCTTCTGAGCAGCAGAAAGTGAGAAATACATGAAAGCAGACACCCCGTTCTGGCGAGATTTGAAAGCCAATCGCCAGAAGATGACCAAACAGCAATACCGCACCATTAAGGGATGCGGGTTGCCAGTGGCAACCTCTCGCAAAGCGAGAAGCACCGACCGAGGCGACAGCCGAGACCTGGCGGTCAGTGGAAAAGTACTGGACGCCAGAAAAGGCTTACAGAAAGTTTTGAAGCGGAGGAATGGAGCATGACCACAACCACAGAATTTCAGCTTGTTGACATCAACAAGTTAGTACCCTATGCAAACAACGCCAGAACGCATAACAAGGAACAGATCCTGAAACTTCGCTCTTCTCTGCGTGAATTTGGATTTGTCAATCCCGTCATTATCGACCGGGAATACAATGTGCTGGCTGGACATGGACGCATTATGGCGGCAAAGGAAGAAGGCATTGCAGAAGTGCCATGTGTGTATGCCGACCATCTAACCGAAGCACAGAAGAAAGCGTACATTCTTGCTGACAACCGGATGGCATTGGACGCAGGCTGGGACGAAGAACTGCTGTCCGTTGAAATGCAGGAACTACAGGAGCTCGGATTCGACCTTTCCATGACCGGATTTGATGAAAAGGAACTTGCGGACTTATTTGCATCAGATGAAGATGTAAAAGATGATGATTTTGATGTAGATAAGGCGGCAGAGTTTGAACCATTTGTTGAAAATGGTGACATCTGGCTTCTCGGCAGACACAGACTTCGCTGCGGAGATTCCACCAAACCTGATGAAGTTGCCTTGCTGATGGACGGTCAGAAAGCAAATGCCTGTATTACAGATCCTCCGTATAATTGTGCATATTCCGGCGGTACAGGTATGACAATTATGAATGACAAATGGTCTGACAGTGAGAAGTTCTATCAGTTCCTCTTGGACGCGTTCAAAAACGCATATACATCTCTCGCAGACGGCGGAGCATTTTACTGTTTCCATTCAGATGCAGAAAAATGTAATTTTTATAAAGCAACAGTTAATGCGGGATTCCACTATTCTACAACTTGTATCTGGGTAAAAGATACGCTTGTTATCGGCAGAATGGATTTCCAAATGCGGCACGAACCAGTAATTTATGCTTTCAAGGATACTGCAAAGCACAAATTCTACGGTGACCGCAAGCAGACTACTGTATGGGAATTTGACAGGCCGAAAAAGTCAAAGCTACATCCTACAATGAAAACTCTTCCATTGATTGCATATCCGATTCGTATGTCATCACAGGAAAACGGAATCATTCTTGATCTTTTCGGCGGCAGCGGTTCTACACTCATTGCATCAGAACAGACCAACAGAATCTGTTACACACAAGAACTTGATCCCAAATATGCATCAGCGATCATCAGAAGATACATTGCTGCTGTTGGTTCAGCTGATGGCGTGTATGTTCTGCGCAACGGAGTAAAGTACCCGTGTTCAGAAGTACATGAGTTTTCAGCAGACGAACTGAATATTCAAGACAGCAATGTGAATGACGCTCAGAGAGGACGTGAGTGATATCGGCAATGTGAATTACACATTTTCTGATGATGGTATAATTGGCTATGGTCATCTTTCCGATGGGACGATATTCATGTTTGATGCTGATTTATTCAGTAGAATAAAAGATATCAAATGGTATGTCTCTTATAAAAGCAGAAAAGGTAGGCAAATATATATCGTTGACTGCCATGGTCGACCGCTGCATCAAGTGCTTTTTAGTACAAGAAAAGGAATGGAGCTGGATCATATCAATCTTGATACATTGGATAATCGAAGATGTAATGTCCGTTTCTGTACACATCAGCAAAATCAAATAAATCAACCGCTTCAAAAAAATAACACATCGGGTGTAAGCGGAGTAAGTTATTATCCACCCAGAAAGAAATATCGTGCAAGAATCAAAATCAGTCAGCTGGATATTCATCTTGGATACTACGATACATTTCAAGAGGCAGTTCAGGCAAGAAATGTTGGTATGGAGTGTATGTTTGGCGAATATGGAAGATATAACAACGTTCCTGCCGCACCAATATGGATACGAAGTAAAGTTATAGAGAAATGTAAACGCTTTGCAGAATTATCAGTATGCAGGGCGTTTCTTTTATCATGCGATAAAGCAGGAAATAATCTGGAGGTGACTAATGAATAGATCGCTCACTCTTGGCAGCCTCTTTGACGGTAGCGGCGGTTTTCCGCTTGCCGGACTGCTGGCAGGCATTGTGCCTATCTGGTCTTCTGAAATTGAACCGTTTGCCATTCGTGTGACAGAAAAACGGCTGCCGCAGGTACAACACTTCGGCAATATCAGCGGACTGCATGGTGCAAAGCTGCCGCCTGTGGACATCATCACCTTTGGGAGTCCATGCCAGGATATGAGCATCGCCGGAAAAAGAACCGGTCTGAACGGCAGCCGTTCTTCTCTGTTTCACGAAGCGATTCGTATCATCCGAGAAATGAGGTGTGCAAGCAATGGCAAATATCCAAGATACATCGTCTGGGAAAACGTCCCCGGAGCATTTTCTTCCAACGGCGGAGAAGATTTCCGCCGTGTCCTTGAAGCCATCTGTTCGGTCAAAGACAGCAGCATTTCAATTCCTCGACCTGCGGGAAAATGGACAAAAGCCGGAGAGATTCTGGCAGAATCCTATTCCCTTGCATGGCGAGTTCTTGATGCACAATACTGGGGAGTGCCCCAGCGAAGAAAACGGATCTTTCTTGTCGCAGATTTTGACGGAACAAGTGCCGGAAAAATACTATTTGAGTCCGAAGGCTTGTCAGGGTATTCTGCGGAGAGCCTCCGTGCGTGGCAAAGAACTGCCGGAAGTGCTGCGGACAGCTTTGGAACGGCAGGCTTGTGCTTGTGTGACCAGGGCGGAGAACGCATAGACATTCTAAAAGAACGCACTGCCACCCTTCGGGCAGAAGCCCATCATCCGCCTTGTATACTGGAAAATCATCCTGCTGACAGCCGGCTTCAGATCTCTGAGAGCGGAAAAGTACAGACACTGACTTCCAGATGCGGAACAGGCGGCGGAAATGTTCCGCTGTTGATGGATACGCCGAAAACGCTGAAGATTCGCTGCGGAAAAGCCGGCGGTGGAAAAGGCAGTCTGATACAGGAAAACAAATCTGCTACGCTGTCCTGCAACAATGACCAGACGGTATTTCAGCCGAAAGCATACGGCATCAGTTCCTTTTCCAGCAATGCCATGCTTTCCGGTAATCCGCACAGCGGCATTTATGAGGCAGACACTGCCCGTACTTTGGACACCAGCGACCAGTCACCAGCAAAAAACCAAGGCGGTATTGCTGTGCTGGAAAGTTATGCTTTGCAGGGCTCAATGATTGGTCGGTCTGACCAAAACGGACCGCAGGGCGGCGGTGTCAACAAAGAGGTCGCTTTCACTTTGAATGCCACTGACCATCATGCAGTGTATGCTGCTTCTACGGGAAATTTCAGCAGTGCATTTCGGGAAACGACTCCTACACTGCTGGCACGGGATCACAAAGACCCCAGCATTGTTTCCAGCGGTTATGCGGTTCGCAGACTGACCCCGCAGGAATGTGCGAGACTGCAGGGATTTCCGGATCAGTGGTGCAGTGACCTGGCATCGGAAAATCCCACAGAAGAAGAAATTGACAGATGGGCAGCTATTTTTGAAGAATACCGAAAAGCGATAAAACCGGAGAGTCGTCCCAAAAGCCGAAAGATGGTACAGAAATGGCTGCAAGATCCATATCGTGATGCAGCAGAGTACCGCCTTTGGGGAAATGGCATCTGTCTGAATGTAGCTGTTTTTGTGCTTGCCGGAATCGTCTGGGCAGATTTGTGATCTGTTACAAATGACAGCCGAAACATTCTACACATCTCACAGTTGCTATTTGTGGAAAAAAGAGTTAACATATGTACTGCCGAAAGGCAAATCACCGAAAATCGGGAGGAAAACATATGATAATTGAATTTCATCTTGCAGGAGAAAATCGAAAGAAACTGGCGTGGGCGGTAGCCATGATCATTGGAACAACAGCAGAATATCAGTATATGCCCACCTGTGCCTACAAAATCGGTGAATGCTACACTGTTACCAAGTCCGGTAATCTGGAAATCAGCGACCAAGCCGACCGTGAGGAAACAGAACAGCTTCTTGCCGAACTGGAGAATCAGGGCTATGCTGTTCCGGACACATCAGAACTGGAATCTAAAGGCTTGACTGTGCAGATGCCAGCTGATTTCTTCACGGAGCATACACTGGGCAATCTCCGGCAGATCTGCGAAAACAAGGCTGCCCTTTTTCAGACTGCTTTTCAAACCGATTCACTGGACATCATTCCATCGGATGAAAAGGTGGAATTTCCGTGGTTCATGGTCGAACAGGACGGTGATGCAGATGCCTACTGCACTTTCATTTCCATGCTCTGCGAATTTGCCAAGAATCAGAGCCGCATCAACCGCAAGCCGGACACCTCCGACAATCCCAAGTACACCATGCGGTGTTTCCTAATTCGTCTGGGAATGGTGGGAGCAGAATTCAAGGCGGCAAGAAAGGTCATTCTTCGGCATCTGTCCGGCAATTCCGCATTCAGAAAGGTTGGTGATACTGATGCAGTTTCCGAGTAAGTCTTATCTGGAACAGCTGCGAAAAAAGTACCCTGTCGGAACAAAATTACAGCTGCTTTCTATGCGGAATGAAAAATATCCGGTTCTTCCCGGAACAGTCGGTGAGGTCACGCATATTGACGATGCGGGCAGCATTCATATGCGGTGGGGAAACGGTTCTTCCCTTGCTCTGATTCCCGAAATCGATAGTTTCCAGACCGTATCCGAGGCGAAAAAATAAGGCGAAACCTCCTCCATTGTACGGTATGTTACCATACAATCGCAAGGATTGCAAGAGTGTATTCTACACAATCTTTTTCCTGCATTTTCTGTACATTTAGCCGCTTGCTATCTCTTCCGTTTAGAGTTAATATGGGTACAACGAAACGGGAAAAAAACCGAAATTACGGATGCCCTGAGCCGAGGCAGGATGCTGCCCGAGGCGAATGGGTATGCCGACATAGGATTTGAGGAGGCTGGAAAATACCATGAACGAAAAAACCGCAAAGCAAATCGAAAACCTGAAAAAGCAGACCATTGGCGTGGAGATTGAGATGAACCACATCACCAGAGAACGAGCTGCCAGACTTGCCGCCGACCATTTCGGCACAGGCAGATACGAATACACCGCCAGCCGAAACGGCTACAGCACTTGGTCAGCATGGGATGCACAGGGCAGAGAATGGAAATTCCAGAAAGACGTCAGCATTGCAGGATGCGATGCCGAAAAGTGCGAACTGGTCACGCCGATTCTGAAATACGAGGACATTGAAACCTTGCAGGAACTGGTCAGAAAGCTTCGCAAAGCCGGAGCAATCAGCCATGCAGGCATCGGAGCCGGAGTACACATTCACATCGGTGCCAGCGGACACACACCGCAAACCCTGCGAAACCTCGCCAACCTTATGGCGAGCCACGAACGGCTGATTGCAGATGCCCTGAAAATCGACCAAGGCAGAATGAACCGATATTGCAGAACGGTCAATCCCCAATTCATCGAACAGCTGAACCGAAAAAAGCCAACCAACATGGCACAGTTTGCAGACATCTGGTATACGGCAAACGGGGCAAATTACGGCAGAAATCAGCACTACAATGACAGCCGATACCATATGCTGAACTATCACGCAACTTTTACAAAAGGCACAATTGAATTCCGGTTATTTCAATTCGACAAGCCTTCCAACGGCAGAAAAAACGGACTTCATGCCGGACAGCTGAAAAGCTACATACAACTTTGCCTTGCCCTTTCGGAAATGGCAAAGGGACTACGAACCGCCAGCCCGAAGCCACAGCAAACGGAAAACCCGAAATTCGCCATGCGGACATGGCTGATTCGGCTGGGACTGGTCGGCGAGGAGTTCGCTACCGCCAGAGCGTTCCTCACCAAAAACTTGGATGGCGATGCAGCCTTCCGGTTCGGCAGATAAAGGGACAGCCTTTTGCTACCAGCTACACCAGACCGCTTCGGCGGTCTTATGGTGGTGAAAGGGTATCCCTTTCAGAAAGGATTTGATTGCATGAAAAAGTTTTACCTTGCCTACGGCAGCAATCTGAACGTGAAACAGATGCAGTTCCGTTGCCCGGATGCCAGAATTGTAGGAACTGCGGAGATCCCAAATTACCAGCTGCTGTTCAAAGGAAGCAAGACCGGCTCCTATCTGACCATCGAGCCCAAGCAGGGCTGTATCGTTCCGGCAGCAGTCTGGTCGGTTTCGGAACGAGATGAACTTGCCCTTGACCGCTATGAGGGGTATCCTCATTTCTACT